CCAAACAATCTACCTTTCTTTTGTCTTCTAGCTTCCCTTCTTTGCTGTCTTGCTAATTTTTTATCATCACTTCTCCTTTGCATCACTCTAGCAAAAGCAGCTCCACCAGCAGTACTAGTTAAACCACCAGTCTGCATCATACTTAATAAATTATTTGGATTGTTCATGGTAAAATTCCTTTGAATTTAAGAATAAATATGTTATAACACACATATTATTGTTAATTCCCTCCTATTAATATTGCAACTAAATTAATATCACTAAATGTAACAGTTCCACTAGCACTACCAGCTTGTCTTTTATACTGCATGTGTATATCTTTATTTTGCGTTAAAGTTAAAATTTGCATATCAACCATAAACTGTAAAGAATCTGTACCATCACTAGCATCATAAGCTGTAGTATCCGTACCAGTATGTATTCTTACTGAACCTGTTACATCAGCTGGATTTACTATATTAGTGTTAGCATCGTGAAACCTTACTTTTAAAACACCTTCAACATCATCAGCACTAACTTGAACATTTGCTGATAATATAAATATGTAAGTACCTGAAGGTAAATTTTCAAACATATCTTTAGTGGTAGATGTGTTAGTAAAACCAGTGCTAGAACTAGCTAAAGTAGCTGTAGTATCATCGTCATATATTTTTTGATAAAATACACCAAGTTTTGTAGGATCTATTCTTTTGTTTTTAGATATAATATCTCTACCAATAATTAAATCTCTATCTATTGTTTCATCTTGTGTTGGATACATATAAGAAGTCCATAATTTACCTCTTTCTTTTCTATATCTTTCTAGCCTATTAGACTTAGATATATATATAACTTCTTGACCTTCCCTAAGTGAGTTAACAGATGGTTGTGATTTGACTATCTGTATCTTATCTTGTTTAGAATTTTGTGTTCTTCTTGCTTCTCTAATCATTAGCCAGATCTTTTATATATTTCCCTGTACTCAATACTTATATCATTTATTTCTACTTTAGCTGATGTTGAAGCAGTATTTAACTTAACTGAAACTTTATTACATAATTGTGCAGCTTGTAATGCAATCTTAACAGTTTTATAATTAGTTGCACTTACTGAAACTCCTCCAGTTAAATCATGTTCAGTGCTATCATCCTCTACTAACGTAAACATATCAGTTAAATCTACGTTAGACCTATAAGTAATATAAGCAGCATATACTTTTTTAACCCTAGATGCATTACCAAAATCAAAATCTTTTGTTTGGAATATTACATTTGTTTGTGCTTGAAAATCTCTATGTAATTTATAAAATCTAGTAGATGAACCAGCATCAGTACCCACTAAAGCATTAGAACTATCAGAAAAATTAGTGTGTACTACATTTGTAATACCGTCATGTGTAAAATCTTTTAAAAATGTAAAGTTACCTTTTTTAAAATCGTATAAATAAGCGTCACCATCACTAGCACAATTTTTAACTACGTATACTAAGCTAGTAGCTTCATCATATATTATCATAGAGCTTACTGTTACAAAGCTATACCATGTGCTATCGTCTATTTTATTTTCTGATAAATCTCTTATCTGCGAACCATCATAAAAATACAAACCTTGTTTATTTACCCACACTATACCATATTGAGTCTTAGCGACTGCACCATGAAACTCTACCCCCATATAGTTCTTACTATCTTCTAAAAACCAATTAGTATCACTAGGACTAGATATGTTTATAATATCTAAACTATATTGTTTATACGCTAGTATTCTATCTGCAAAAGACTCAATAGCTGTATAATAATCAGCATCTCCCTTAGCCGCTTCTATTGTATTAAAAGAAGGAAATGTGTCGAACCTATTAGGCATAGAATACATAATTCTATCAGGGTAATTTTTAACAACCGCTGTAGCTTTAGTTGAGCCAGAACTTTCATCTTTCATTGTTACGTTAGATATAAATACTCTATTATTAGATACTGTAGAATCTTTCCAAAATTCACCTTCATCACCTAAAGCATTGCTAAATAAACTAGATGAATACCCATTAATAGTTTCGTAAGTAATAAAATTTAAATCTTTTACAATAAAATTATTTGAAGCCGAAGCATCATCAGGGCAATTATAATCAACTGAAGTACCAGAATCTAAATGCCAAGTTGAATACTCATCTGATAGATTTGTTCTACATCCTTTAGTTAAGTTAATATCTACAAGTAATAAATATTCAGAATCAGAATTTTTTTCTTTTATATATATTCTACCACCAGATATTCTAGGATCATAAGGAGATTTAGCTCCTACATTAATAGAAAAAGATTTAAAATCATCAGCATCAGCTACATTAACAGTAGTAGAGTATTCAGTTAATAAACTTTCTTGATTATCATCATAGATAAAACTTTGTGCAAATATATAATCCCCAGATTTAATTAAACCTTCTTCAGAGGTGTCTGTAGATATGTTAAAATCAAAGCCATTACCAGCAGTAGGGTATGTGGACACAGCAGGTGTTGTTGCACCATCTACGCAATCCCCATTAGTAGGTTTAGCTAAATCATTATCTTTAGCATAGTAACCCATATATGTATCAGTACCAAAGTGTTTTTTGTCTATCCAGCCATACCATTGAACTTTACTAAAATTTTTATCAGTAGTATCAAAACATCTAATAGAGTCATCTATTTTATGATATAATACTTTTGAATTTAAACCAGTAGCAGATGAGCGAAGTGTAATACTATCTTGTTCCCAGTTATTTACAGAAGCAACAATAAGAACAGCGGTATTAGAAGTACTGCCCGGGTCTGTAAAAGTTATCTCCTCATCAACCACATAGCCAGTACCAACAATGGTTATTGTAAATGTAGGATTGCCCGAGCCGTCAGTAGCTACACTACAAGTTAATCCAGAGCCTGAGCCATTAGATGCCCCAGTCGCTCCTGTGTGATTTTGACTTGCTTGCCAAGCACTTGATGGGGTAGGTGTTAGATCATCTACTGTTAAGGTGTTATTATTTGTAGAGTATGTATCTATTTTATGTTCATCAGGATGTGCAAGTAATAATATTTTATCACCAGTTCCAAATCCAGTAATAGTAGCATGCCAAAAATCTTGTGGTGGTGTTTCTATAGTGATTGGTATAGCCCTATCTAAAATTAAATTTTTTGAATCAGTCTGTCCAACACCTACTACATTATATATTCCCTGACCACTAATAATTAATCCATTTGCTGCAAAACTATCTGCTGTTAACAATATTTTAGTACCGACTGGGTAAGAACCTATTAAGTTTTGAACAGTTCCACTAATTTTATACTCAAGTTCAACTCTAACACTATTAACAAGCCTAGCTATAAAACCTGTAGCTGAACCTTCATTATCATCATCACCAGATTTACCACTTTCCCTAGCTGTTACAACACCATCACGAACAAAGTCTGTCTCAAAATATCCTAGTCCGTAACCAGCTTCTAAATAATCTATATGTGTTGTATTATAAGCAGATAATAAATTATTCGTAGCATCTTTCATATTAAATGCACCACCAATCGCACCTTGTTTAGTAAAGGTTAAATTAGAAACTTCTGCAACTTCATTATCTGCTATGTCGGCAGGATCTTTTAGATTATTCAGTCCTCCTGAAAAATCTTTTATTTGATATAATCGTTTTGGCACTGATTATTTTTTAATCAATCCTTCTATAATATCAGTAACGAGATCAACACACTTCTCAAAGAATATCTGTTCTTTCTCTTCACTAACAAAAGGAATGTCAATTTTTTTATTTATTTTAGTAGCAAGCTTTTCTTTAAAATCATCAGACTGTACATGTTCAACCATGCCATCTGCATACTTCTCTACAATTTGATCTTTAGCCTTATCTATAATTTCTGCTAATATTAGTTTACTCATTTTTTATTCTCCTTTAGTATTTCTTTTATTTCTGCAATGTCTTCCATCATTACATCTAATTTGTAAGTTATTAATTCTTTATCTGCTTTAAATTCTAATTCTTTCTTTAATGCATCTATATCGTATTTCATAAAGCCAAATGCCAGTGTAACAGCACATATCATAGTAAAAATAGTTATGACGTTTTCAACAGATATATTTGTATTCAACTTCACGACCTCCTCACTTTTCTTGCTACTTTTTTACTATACTTAGCTTTTTGCTTACCCTTGGCAGAAGCTTGTCGCTTCTTCCTATTGGTAGCCGCACGCTCTGAGGCACTGAGACTTTTCCTAACTGATTCAGGTAAATAACGACCTCTCTTAGCTCTTGGCTTTTTTTCATCTCCTTTACTGACATAATCCCATTTCTGTTTTGACCATTTAGATAAACTATTACTTGATGATTTAGCACCTTTATACCCACCACCTTTTTTCTTATAACGCTTTGTAGCGATCTGAGCTTTACGAGCAGACCACTGTCCGGGTCTACCCCCAGCACTGCCAGACTTAACAGATGATACAATGCGTTTCCACATCTTTTCGTTTGTTTTCTTTGCAGATTTAGTAGCCATTATTTTTTTATCTTTTTTGTTTTACCGTTTTTAGTTCTAGCAAACTTATGTGTCTTAGTTTCTCTTATTAATGTGCCGTAGTATTTTTTACCACCCCACATCCAACTTACTTTCTTTGCCATTACTTCTTCTTGTGTTTCATTTGCACCTTAAATGATGCCATTAAACTAGCACCTTTATGTGCCTTATAGCCACCACTAGGATTCTTCATTAACTTAAATCCCCTACCAGCTTTCATCCAGTGATATCCTGCTGGTGCTTTTACTTTCTTATTCATTTTAACTACCTTTCTTCCATTTCATTGATTTAGATTTAGTTTTACTAGGACTCCACTTTACCTTGTTAGCCCAGTAAGCCGCTGACATTTTACCTTTAGCAATGTTTTTACCATGACGACCCTTAAAAGCTTCACGTTGCCCTACTGTT